AGCAAATCATGCAGAGGTAAATCTCTCAGAAATTCAGGAGCAATAAATGGACGCTATCCAACAGGACGTGGACAAAACAGGAAAACCAGAGGAGCGGGCGCCAGTAATAGATGCCCATGAATCTGAAATTGAACGAATTGCTGAAGCTGTAAGTCAAACCGTAATTCAAGACGAGATGGAAAACCAAGAGGGCGACAGACCCTCAGTAGTAGAAGAAGATTTCTCTAATCCATTGCAGCGCAAGGGCGGCGATTGGTACGTTAATGCTAAAGTTAATGGAGAGAATACAAGTGTTCCGTGGGAGCAAGTGGTGTCCCAGTATCAGAAGAACACAGCCGCAGATCAAAGGCTTCAGGAGGCTTCGGAACGCCAACGAGAGTTGGCAGATTATGAAGAGAAACTGAATGCTTATCGGGCCCAATTAGAGGCCCAAACACGCCAGCTATCCGCTACGGACGCTAGTGAAGAAGTATCGCCATCCTCGGACGCGACTGACGCTCTGTACGAGCAATACCACGATGCCCTTTTCCAAGGCGATGAAGCAAAAGCAAGCGGTTTGCTTAAACAGATTCGTTCCGCAGATAGGCAACCGGCACAGCAAATTGATGTTAGCAGCATCATAGAGCAGACCAAAGCCGAAATGCGGGAAGAGGAGAAAGAGGCCAGAGAACGCGGGTATGAAATGCGTCGAAAGCAAGCTGTTGAGATGTTCCATTCGGAATATCCTGACGTTGCTCAAGACACAGGAATGCTTGCAGTCGCTGACCGACGTTCTGCTGAACTTTACTCAGATAATCCTACCCGTGATCCTTGGGACATCATGCAAGAATGTGCATCTTATGCACAGGACTGGTTGAAGACCAAAGTTGAAGCAATGGGCGGAGGACCGAAGGAAGAGTCTCGCGCACAGCGCAAGCAGAATTTGGATGAAGTTGTGCCCAGAAATGTCAAATCCCATATAGGAGATGACGAGAATGAGCCAACCTATTCCGACATCATAGCGGAGATGAAACAAGGTAGGGGACAACTCGCCTAATTATCTCTTAATTTTACTTTTGTCTAAAGGAGACAAGCAATGGCTGGTCAAGTATGGGGAACAAGTAGCCTTGGTGGCTATATGTACGCCCTTAATCTGTCCAAGGAATTGCGTATGTCCTTACGGCCAATTGTGAAATTTCGTCAGTTCGCGGACGTTAAAGATGCGGCACACCAAGGCCTGAACAAGGGCGATACGTTTCATTGGAACGTATATTCCACTGTTTCTGGTGCAGGTGCGGCGCTTACTGAAAACACTGCGATTCCTGAGAAGAATTTCACAATAACCCAAGGAACCATGTCCATTACGGAATATGGTAATTCAATTCCTTTCACCTCCAAGCTGGATGATCTTTCAGAGCATCCTGTCAAGGAGATAATCCACAAGGTCTTAAAAATCGATGCAGCGCAGGTATTAGATAATTTGGTCGCAGATCAAATCGATACTACTCTGTTGCGTGTTGTGGCTTCTGCTGGTACGTCTACTACTGCTGTAACGTTAACTGTAGATGGTACTGCTACGCTTACAAACACTATTGCTCTCGGTAAAGGCCACATCAAAGCCATCGTAGACGTAATGAAAGAGAGGAATATCCCCTCTTTTGAACGCGATGATTATTTCTGCATAGCATGGCCCACAACGTTCCGTACCTTGAAGAACGATCTAGAATCGATTAATCAGTATGTCGAAACTGGGTTCCAGATGATCCGTAATGGTGAAACTGGTCGTTATGAAGGTGTGCGTTTCGTTGAGCAGACGTTCCGCGCAAAAGGCGGTGGAGCGACTGGCATGGGTACACCGGCTGGTGCGTGGGCTGGAGGTCTGTCCGATTGGGCAGTTTTCTTCGGTTCAGATACCGTTGCAGAAGCTGTAGCTATCCCCGAGGAGATTCGCGGGAAAATCCCGTCTGACTACGGTCGGGCAAGGGGTATCGCGTGGTACTACCTTGGTGGTGCCGGTTTAGTCCACAACACTGCTGCACAATCCCGCGTTGTTATGTGGGATTCAAAGGCATAGGGGGCTATATGGCACAATCAACAGAAGGTGTAGGCGTGAAGTCGGGTCTTTCCGAACAGAAAAGAATCGATGCTTCACTAAAAGAACTTGGTCTTGCTTCAAAGGGTCCTAACCAGCGTCCAGAAGGCGTTGGGACGGGATCGAGCGCCCCAAACGGCACTCGTCTTGATGGCGGTCCAAACTCTTAACCTTAGTTAGGAATGGGGGCCTTCGGGCCCCTTTTCTTTTGGTAATTATTATGGCAGAAAAAAATTTAGTACAGAGCCCTCTTCCAAAGATGAAAGAAGTTGATCCTTGGAAGGGAGTTGAAGACATGGATAATTCCACGGTTGTCTGTCGCAGTAGGGATATGGGAACCTCATATGATGACTATGAATCTTCATCTAAGCCATTAGCCGCCCGTCGCGTT